GTACCTTGACCGCAATGGTGGTGACGCCGACGTAGCTGGTTTTCCCCTGCATCTTGGCGCGCAGTCCGTACCACTGAGCGGTATCGCGGTACTCGCTCGTCGAATTGCCGCCCTGATTGACGAACACCTTGCGGATGCGAACTTCTGGGCGCATGGCGTACGGAAGCGCGATCTGGTCGGTGAACCCCTGCTGGTCGAGCGAGTTCCCGGCATGACTGAAGCTAACGACGGTCCAGGCGCCGCCGACAGCCATGTCCCGCCACTCCACGTCGTAGAAGACGCTGATCTGGTAGAACTGCCCTTCCCGGCCGACACCACAGAGGCCTTCCGGCATGAACACGTCAACCTCAATGAGAGAGGTCTTCTCGTACTCCGGGCAGGCCGGGAACGGCCCGCGGTAACCGCCCTCTGAACCACTCAGGTCCAGGCTGATGACCGCCGACGAACTGGTCATGGCATCGAACCCAGGCCAGCCAGTATCAGTAGAACCGCTGGAGTCCAGGCGCTCGACGGTGATGACCTGCAGGTCTTCGCTGATCGTCACGATGCGATAGAGCAGCCCCTTCGGCCCGATGGTGGCCAAGCCAGTGCCAAGCGCCAGTTGGTCAGCCGGATCGCCCCATTCGTAGTCCAGCGTCATCCCGGTGGAGACATCGAAGTCCTCCACCGTGTAGAAGCCGCCGTTGACGCCAACTACCTCGATCTCATCACCCGGTTCGGCATTGAGCATGCCGAGCGGGCCGGTGATCACGTCGCGCGGCGTCCCATCGGTGACCGTGTAGCTGTAGGGTGCGATCACACGGATCACCTGGCCTTCTTCCCAGTCCTCAGGGAAGGAGCCTTGGCCGGCCGGGATGGTGATCGTGAATCCGCTGAACTGGTAGGCGCTCGCGGTCGGCGACTGCGTTACGTCGGTGGCCACCGTCAGTTCCAGGCCGGCCGTGCCGGTGGAGGTGGCGCCCACCTCTGTTGCGGTGTGCCACCACTCTGCCGCCGTCTCGGCAGACAGATCCTCACCTGGGCCGTAGATGGTGTAACGCGCATCTGCGCCCAAGGCGAGCAGCGCGGTATCGCCGATCAGCACCGAGCTGGCCGGAATCTGATACTCACCTTTGCCGACGCACAGCAGCACCTCCATCCATTGCTCACGGGGGCCGGCGAAGTACTTCCGTGGCGGAACTAGATAGTCCGGGTAACGCTTCGGGTTTCCCGCCAGCTCGGGGATCACATCACCCAGCTTGACCTTGTTCGCATCTGCGTTCGAATCGGTCAGCGACTCGCCAGAGCCTGGGACAGAAGAGACGCCCGGGATCTTCGGCATGAACGACCGGAACACCGACTGCGCGCCCTTGAACAGCGCAACGGTGATGGTGAACGGATCAGTACCCCTGGGCTCGATGTAGATGCGGATCGTGTCCTGCGGCTGCAGCAGCGTGTCCGCCCACTCTTCCGCTGGAACCACGCGCTCTTCCGCATTGATCTGGCGTTCAGTCAGATCGGACCTGGCCGCGAACTCAGCCGGTATCAGGCCTATGGAGATCGGATGCACCTCTCGGTCGCCGAAGCTCGGCACGTTGGCCACCAACCAGTCGCGGATGGTCACTGGCCGGATGATCGGGTGCCGCTCCAGCGGCTCGCCCTCAAGGCGAGACGGAAATATCTCGATCACGGTAGTAGATCACTCGCAGGTAGCGCGCCTCGAAGTCCTCGAGGAGCGGGAGGGATGGGGTGGAGCGTGGGTTGATCTCCAGCACGCGCAGGCGGCCTTCCTTCTCCACCACCAGGCCGACATGGATGCACACCGCCCCGCGCATGGCGGCAGCGATCACTCCAGGCCCGGGGCGGCACTCGACCAGGGCGCGGTCCACCTCGGTGCGGTAGGCGCGCTGCATGTCGACCGGCGTGTACCGGGTGACGGCGCCGAAGTCGCTCAGCATTGGCAGCCCGAACAGTTCGCGCCGCGCGAGGATCACCAGCCCCCAGCAGTCCACGCACGGCCATTCGCGGCCGCCTTCGACGTAGGTGGCCGTCAGGTATCTGTCGAACATGTCAGCCGATGTACTTGAGGCCAGGCGCGAAGGTCGTGGTGTACACGTCCCGCGGCCAAGCGGTGTTGATCAGGTCGTAGTACCCCGCCGTCACCTCAAGGGTGGCCGCCGAGCATTTGCCACTCTTCACCACCATCCGATACGGCGGCTCGGCCGGCCCGCTGCGGTCGGTGTCGAGGAAGATGCGCAGCGTCAGGAAGACCTTCGCGCCAGCATCCAAGGCAGCATCGATCCGCTGTTGGGCTTCCCCGGTCACGTTATCGATGGCGAACCCCACTTCCTGCGCGCCGGAGTTGTCTCGCTTCGGGATCGCAACATCGATGCCGGCCGCCTGGAAGGTCACTGTTCTGGCGTCCTCGGTGGTGAACACCTGGTCCTCGAACCCTTGGCACAGGAACATCGAATCCGCCCAGGCGTCGCAGGACAGCTCAATGGTGGCAATCGCTACCTCTGGACCACCAGAGGCATACACACGCTCAAGGATCGTCATGCTTCAGGCCACTCCCTGTTCACGGCAAGGTCCACCAGGTTCATGTTGAACCAGATGTCCGGGAAGTTAACCCACCCATCCGGCATCATCGGACGCTTCTTCAGCTCCAGCGTGGCCGTGAACTCCCAGCGATTGACCTGTACCAGCGCCGGCCCGGAGTACATGCCGCGGATCCGGCAGCTGTACAGTTCAAACCCCAATGGCGTCTTCAGCGGAGCGTCGAACCAGAGCGATCCATCTACCAGAATCTCTCGGAACCAGGTCTCGAAGTAGGAAGCCTGGGTCTGGTCCATATTCCAGCGGACATTGATCGTCGTAGGTACGGTGGTGAACCGGCGGCGCTCTCTCACGCGACCGGTTACCAGCGTGGTGCTCAGCTTCGGGTCAGCCGTGGTCAGGCCATAGCTGTCCTGAAGCGGCGGCGGGAGTTGCGATGGGTATTGGATTGCTTCGCTCATGTCCCGGCAGTCCTCAATCCATATTTTTGCTGCATCGCCTTATGAGCCTTCCCGTCCCCCATAATGCTAGCCACCCAGATATCGATGGCTTGCGATCCATCATCGGCCGTTCTGGTGTTTACCGATCCAGCCTTCGAGGAATCCTCGTAGAGGTTCACCGTCGGCGCTGCGGCGATAGCCGGAGAACTTGAGGCGCCACGGCCTGCCGAGACTGGAGTGCGGTCGTTGGAGTTGATCGCTTCCAGCAGCGCGCGGTTACGGCGGGTAGCTTCAGCGTTGACGACGAACTCGCCATTGCTGAGCCAGCGCAGATTGCTGTCGGAAGTTCCGGTGCCGGTGCCGTTGACCATGCCGCCAGTGGCTAGGCCGGGGATGGCGGCCAGCGTCGAGGCGAGCGCCGTGGTTGAGGTGAGCGCAGTAGCGGCCGGAACGGAGTTTCCGCCCAAGGTAGCCAGCGACGCCATTGCGGCAGCCGGGGCCCAGGCTGCCGCAGTGGTGCCGGCCATGGCCACTGTTGCCGTGGTCTGGGATGCTCCAAGCGTCATTGCCAACAGGGCATTGGCGCCCATCTGGACGCCCATCTTCACGAAACTGGAGATGATGCCGCGTATCGCGTCCATCCCCACCTCCCCAAGCGACTTCAGCGACAGATCGAGACTTGTGATTTTCTCTGTCAGCCCATTAGTTAGGGTGCCGAATGCAGTTTCGAATGTGCTCTGAACCTGCCCGGCGACGTTGGCTGCTTGAGTGCCGAAATTCTGCACCGCCGCGGTCCATCCGTTGATCGGGTTGGCCATGGCAGCGTCCATCTGTGCCCACCCCTGTTGCATCGCAGCGATCTGCTGCGGCAAGTACTCATTGGTGAGGTCGATCTGCGCTTGGAGTTCCTGGCGCTGCTTCTCGGTCGTTGCCTGGGCCAGCTCAGTGCGCAGCTGCAGGATGCGATCGTTGGTCTGCTGCTCGAGTTGCAGGCGCTGCTGGTAGCGCTGCGCCTCTTGAGTGCCCATGCCTACAGCGGCGGCCTGTGCGGCGTACTGCTCGCGCTGGATCAGCAACTGGCGTTCAAGCTGCGCTTGGTACTGCTCGGCGGCCGTAAGGCCCTGGGCGCCCTTGATCGCTGCGGCATAGTTCAGGGAAGCCTGGGCCAGCGCCTTGCCGTACTCCTCGCGGGTGATCTTGCCCTTGGACAGTGCCAGTTGGAGTTGGCTCTCTTCCTTGGTCAGGGTGCGCGCTGCCTGGGCTGCCGGATCGTACTGGGCCAGCAGGCGGGAGGCGGTATTGTCGGCCTCTGCAACGCCCTTGTTCTGCCCCTTCGGCGCGTTCTTCTTGGCCTCACGCTCCTTGATGTCGGCGATCTGCTGCTCGATGTTCTTGCGTGCGGTCGCGTACTTGGTCTCCGTTACCGCATCAACCACACCATTCTTTGCATTCTCATCATGCTGTTTTTTGAGGTTATCGAGCAGGTCCTGTAGCTTTTTAACTTGCGGCAGTGTCGAGTTGTAGGCGCTATTTGTGGCATCGACGAACTTCTTGCCTGCCTCCTGAATCTTATTCTGCTCGGCGAAATACTTGGCGTCGTATTCCTGTGCTTCTTTCTTTGCCTTGAGGAAGTCCAACTGCTCGCGCAGCAACTGCTTGCTTCGATCGAAATCAGCATCCGAGGTAAGTAGCCCAAACTTTGGCTGTGCCAGTTTTCGCTCTATTTCAGCAATCTGATCATCGATAGACGTGGGCCTGCCAACATTGAGCATCGCATCCCACGCCCCCTTGGCTGCTGCCGCCACAGAGTTCCATGCCGTCTCTACGCGTAGGCCTCCGTCGCCACACGCGCGGCGTCCATGGTACGGCCCTGCTCCTGCAGGGACTGGATGTTGGCGTACTGAGCAGCGGTGAGGAAATGCAGTTGGTCGTCCAGCTTCTTCACTGCCTGAACTGGGTTCTTCGCCAGGTCGTTGAAGTTCTGTGCAACCTCGTCGATGGATTGCCCAGTGACCTTCGACCAATTAATCGCGCTAGTCCCCATGCTGGTGTAGAGCGTGGTCAACGGGTTTCCCGCAGCTGCGAACTGGGTAAGAACTTCAGCGGCCTCGCCGACAGTGGCATTCCCTTTGGCGATTTGCTGAGCAAACCCATAGAGCTGGCTGGTAGAGGTTCCTGCTGCATTGCCATTGGCGATAATGGCGTTGGTCATCGCCTCCGTTTCTTCGCTGCCCTGGTAATAGGCTACGCCAAGGGCGCCGACAGCCGCGGCCGCCAGGGTGAACGGATTGACTAAGCCGGCAACATAGCCGCCCACCGCCTTCGCAGCAGGACCGATGCCGCCGAACATGTCCTTGAGTTGGCCACCCTGCTGCAGCAGCACAGTGAATGGCGCCTGGCCGCTTGCCAGGCCAACGGTGATATCGGTGATCTGCGCCGGCAGCATGCGCAGGTTGTTGGCCATCTGCTTGGCCGACTGGCCGGTCTTGTTCAGGCCATCGGACGTATCGCTCAAGGCATCACGCATGGCCTTAAGCCGGGCGTTCGCCTCTGCCACGGTTTCCGCATCGACCAGGCCGAGCTTCTTGTACCGCGCGAGCTTCTCCTGCATCGCGTCCAGGCGGTCAAGCGCGGCAACCGTCGGGTTGATCTGCCCGAGCAGCTTCACCAAGCCGGCCCGCTCTTCGTCGATGCTCTGTTCCGTCGAGCGAGAGCTGCGCCCCACCCGACTGGTCGCTTGGTCAAGTCCCTGCGCCTCATCGGCCGCCTGCGACATGTTCGCGGCGATGCGAGTCAGCTGCGCGTTGATTGCGCTTTGCCCTTGGGAGAAGGCGCCGAAAGTCGTGACCAGATGCGCCATCTGGGTGTTCAGTTGGCCGAGTTGGGCGTTCGATTGGGTGATCCCGGAGTCAAGCCGACCGACTCCCTGGCCTACGGCCGTCATGGCGTTCTCAAGCGCGACAGACCGGGAGATTAGCGCCGTCAGCTGAGTGCTGGTGGACTCGGTTGCGCTCTCGATGCGAGAAAGCGAAGCCACCGTGGCGGCTGCAGCTTTGCTCATGTTCGAGCCGAGCTTCAGCGTTACTTCACTCAGCCGAGACGTGCTGGCAGATGCCTCGTTCCCGCTCTCCTCTACGCGATCCAGGGCATCGCTGAGATTATCGGCATTCTTCTCAGCACCACGCGAGTCGATGGTTATGCTGAGGCGACTTTCATCCGCCATGGCGGTCTCCGGCTACTTTTTCGGGGTCTGCTTGGGCGCGTTCTGCGCGTCCCACTGGGCGCGGTACTCGTCGTCCAGGGCGAAAATGGCGGCTTCGAATTCTTCGAGAGGGATGGCGGTGGGGAACCGCTGGAGGTAGGCGTCGATATCGCGATGCGAGAGCGCGGCGGGCTGGCCGATCATGCCGATATACTGCCGCCCCCGGCCGATGCAGTGGTACGCGCCGAGGATTTCGGCACACACCCCGTCAATCTCAGGTTCCGGCGGCATCGGTAGCTTGAAGCGCTCGTGCTGGTGCCGCTTCTTCTCGTTCTGGGGGCCAGCCCACTCCCTGGCCCAGCGATATGCGCTTAGGACTTTCCCGAGGTTTCCTCGGCGCGGGCCTCAGCACGCAGCGCGATATCAGTGCCGATCTTGAGAGAGAGCCAGTAGAGCTCCGGATACTGGCCGAGCAGGATGCGCCCTCGCTCCGGCGTGTACTCGGCTGGCACGCCCTTCTCCGCCTCTTCCTGCACGCCTTTCCAGTCCTGAATCAGGTGCTTTGCCACCAGGCCGACCAGCATGTCGTCCATGGAGTCGAACTTGACCGGCTCCAAGATGACGGGGTTGAAGTCGCGAGTGCCGACACGGGCCTGAGCATCGATCGAGGCCATATGGCGCTGGATCAGGGCATGGTGCGAGCGGAACAGCGGCGCAGCAGTAGAGCCAACCAGCAGCGAAAGGTCGGAGCCCTCTTCCATTTCGGACGGCACCAGGTGCTCGCCCTCCTCATCCAGCTTGAAGTGCGCCCAGCGGGTGCCGTTGAGATCGAGCTCGGGTTTCTTCTTCAGGGTGATGGCCATGGTGTTCCTCTGCGGTAAAAAGGCCCGACGCGCACCGCAGGGCGCGCCAGGCAAGGCGGATTACGCGGTTACGGTGACCGCGCAGGTGTCGGTTTTGGTCGGATCGGCCACGCTAGTGGCGGTGATGGTGACGCTGCCAGTGGCGATACCCGTTACCAGGCCGGTCTCGCTGACGGTCGCCTTGGTGGCGTCAGAAGAAGACCAGGTGACGGTCTGATTGGCGCCGACCGGCAGCACAGCGGCTTCCAGGTCTACCTCTTCGCCGACCGCTACCGATGCGGTATCAGGGGTGATCGTGACGCTGGAAATGGTCACGGGCGCCGGCAGGCGGGTGATGGTCGGCGGAACGCGGCGGGCGGTGTAGTTCAACTCGACCTGGATGATGTCGGTAGCGCCACCGTCCGGCCAATCGCCGCTGACTTCCAGTTCAGGAAGCAGGATGGAGTAGCCGCCATCGGCGTTGCTAATGGTGAATTCCAGGCTGACCGCATCGCCGGTCTGCTGCTTCTTCCAGTTCTGGTAGGCCAGTTTCGACCAGGCGATGGTGATCGAGCCGGAAGGGGTGAAGATGGTTGGGATGATGTTGCCCGGGAACGGATTGCCATTGCCGATGCAGCGCTGGGTCTGAACTGCGTTGTCGAACTGCAGGGTGAAGGAATCGACGCAGGCGTTGTCCTCGCCAACCTGCACATCGTTGAGCTTCAGGCCACTGATGTCCTTGAAGCCGAAACGGCGTTGCGAGGCCTCAGGCTGGGCGCTGACGATGTAGGAGGTGTCGTCGGCCTTGTCCGACCAGGCACGCGCGGCGAAGGTCGTGGTGACCGTCACCTCGTTGTCGCCCGGGAAGTCAAAGGCCATGGTGGCGACCTGGGCGCCGCGGGCGATGCCAGCCACGCC